TGGTTCTCAAGTCATCAACATTGGTAACTTGAGTTGTGTTATAGTAAACGTTGGAGTCAATCTCAACATAGAGAACCTTGAGATCGACAATCTTCTGATTAATACCAGCAATTGAATACTGTTTGATTTTATTCAGAATATTTCTCTTGTCAAAGTCTGAAACATATGTTCCATTCTTTGGTTTAATGCTGATCTGAACAGTTCCATACTGCGGTGGACTCAATTCTTCTCCACCAACAACAGCAACCGACTCTGTGTTGGGATAAATTGAAGCAATAATTGCTTCATAGTCTCTTGATGTAACTGCTCTGTATTGGGCAGAATAAAGTCTTGGAGCAAAATACTTAATAGAGGATACATCTTCAATTTCACCGCCGTTCATCGCCTTCTGAACGGTCGTTACGGGTACAGACGCAGTAGGAATGACCCTAACATTGGTCTGATCGACGAAATTGCCTTGGAATTCGAAAACAGAAGGTCCATTTCCTGCTTCACCATCAGTAATAATGTATCTTACGGTAATAACTGCATTATTTTCTACTTCTCTGCCGAAATATCCGTCACCAAACAGCAATTCATACCTTTCATCCTGAACTTCTTGCAGTAAGAAGATCTCAGAGTTCTTATCAATGTTTAAAATATTGTCAACTCTACTATATTCTCTACCTAAACCAGTATCATTGATACCTTTTACATAAACAGTGATCGTTGATGCGTCAATATTTGGGTTATCGAGGATAAATCTCTGATCAACCGACGTATCAACCAAGAATTGACGTGTAAGAAGTGATCCTTGGTAAATTTCAATGGGTTCTTCAGTCGTTCCAAACTGTGCTACACCATTTTTGACTGCAGCAGTGACATCTTCTGGAATTGAGAAGCGATATGAACTGTTATCTTGTCCTCCAATGCATACCAGACCCGCTTCAAGGGTGATAAAACCACTGCTGGTAGTGGTAGGAACACTAAAAGTTACGTTTGCCTTCGCGGCGCTCCTAGAACGGGGTATATAACCAATGTTTCTTGCCAGTGAAACCACATTTTCACGAACTGTTGCCGCATCCAAGAAAGATTCGTTGACAACTAGGTTCGCATTAAATGCATTAATATAGGTATTATACGCAAGAGTATCGATCAGAACCGAAAAGTTAGACCCTTCAAAGTCAAAATCCGTGAAATTTGAGTTTGCACGGAGATAATCCTTGATTTGAGCCTTGATTTGATCGAAATCTAGGTTAGTAAACTGTGTAAAAGGCATCTTTTATCGTGTCGCCTCTAGTATGAACGAAAATGCTTGGGTTGGCAAATCTAAACCTACAACATCAAAGTAAACATTTACGTCAAAACTGTTATTATCGGGTTGTGGATCGACTTGAACTCTTAAATTTTCGACTCGATCCTCATAAAACAGCACAGTTTCACGTATTTGCTCTTCAATAACACGACTTGAGGCGACATCGACGAACTCAAAAAGACTTCTACGAATGTCAGACCCCAAGTCGGAGTTAAAAAATCGTTCTGTAGGGATGGTTTCGACCAAATTACGCACAGATCTGATGATTGCACGCTCATTAATCAAGACAGGAAGGTCCTTGGTCACAGGATGTGGGTCAAATGCGAAACTAATATCCTTAAATGCTCTTGAAACCCTTCTGGTTGCCATTGAATAGGTAGATTTTTCTGAATTTATTTATACCCTCTACCCAGAAATCTTGCCATAATAGGGTTCTGTACCATAATCCCAGTCATCATAATCCTCATCATTACGAATTTTCTCATGAAGTTCGTTTTGAGTCTTAAAATCGTGCTTTTTAGGTGTCAGATCATCGTTTGCAATCTCGCGAAGCATCTTTTGATGCTGGTGATTACCCAAATTATCAAGAAAATCGTGCATTTTTTCGTCCTTATAGTAGTCAGTGACGAGTTTTGTGGTTCCCCACATCTCTCTCATGTAGTTAGAGTCTCTATCGACAGGTGAATTGCCCATTTTAGATCCTGATTTACTCTGAAATCAGAACTTTTAGAGGGGTTGCTATCCCTTATCTCTATTTATTTTTATCTCAAATACCCCTCAAACGAGTACCTTTGACTAATCTTTCTCTATCAGCAAAGGACATACCGCGTGTGCTAGGTGCTGTGGAGAGTGCCTGGCGTGCTGTATCGTCTCTTTGAGTTTGTGCTTTACTAATTGCTTTACCTACAGGTGCCCCATATTTTGCTGCTTTTTGCAGTCCAGTAACAGCAACACCTGCTGGACCCATTGTAGCAGCAGAAAGACCTAGGTCTACCAAATCACCCACTGGTCCTGGTACTTGTGGTAATGCAAGACTTCTAACGAAACGACCAGCTCTTGTTTTGCCAACAACATTTCTTACAACAGGATTTGACCAAGCACCTCTTACTGTATTCGTAAGAATATTCTCATCTAACTGATATGCTTCTGAACAAAACTGATGGAAGGTTTTCATTATACCAATCTTTTTAGGTATTTATTAAAAAAAGGGGAGTCCGAAGACTCCCCCTATTATATCAACCTTTACCTTGTCCGCGATACATCTTCCTTGCTTTATTGCGAGAAGACGCGGCGTATTTTGTATGCTTCCCAGTCCCCTGACGAGATTTCTTGGGCTTACCCGGTGTAAAACCGTCCTTGACCAGACCAACTTTCGAACGTGCTGCCATAATACTTTAATCCTTTTGAATAATACGAGTGTCAAGTTCCGAGGGGTTCGGAGAGCCCGTCTCATAAAACCTTTGAGACAGGTCCTCCATTGTATCGAAATACTCCTCCTCTGTCAAGTGTTCATAAAGAACTTCACCTTTATGGAGTACTGTATACAACTCTGCGCTCATATCAGATCACGCGAGTCTTTTCGTGACCAACTCTGACGCGAGGATCACACCAAATCTCAAATCCTGCTTCCTTCGCATCAAGACAGAATGATACATCCTCTCCACACATATCCTGAACCTCTCCAGATTCAAAGACTTGCATTTTCGGTGCAAACCAAGGATATTGCATACCCTTATCTTCAAATACACCGTTCTTGATCAGCAACCAACCAAATCCAGTGTAGTCAACAGTAAAAGGCTTCTTACGCTTCGTAATACTATCACCAGTTTCGTGATTCATAACTCCACCATTATTACGGAAGTCATCCTCCTCTAACCAATGTGCAACAGATGTCGTATGACCGTCTTCAGTCATATACCAACCTGCAGCAATATCCTTATCCATCAACACCAACTGATAGAACTTCTCCGTGTTAAACACAATGTCACTATCAATCCAGAGTTGCCAATCGTAATTTAACTTACCGTCCCATGGTTTCTGATCGGGTCCACGCAGTACATTTGCCCCTAGGCACTTACAACGTGCGAAGTTTACCATCGAACTGTAGTCCTGCGAGATCTGAATACTCGCTCCACTCTGTACAAGATCAAAACACAACTGTACAAAGTTCTTCAGAAATGTGTAAGAAACATTACGTCCAGGTAGACAGAATACTACAGTCTTACCTTTGACCATTTCTCTTGCTAGTGCATAGTCCCACTCTTCAGTTGCTTCTTTCTTCACAACGGGCGACTTTGCCTTTACTGTAAATCCTTTTGCCATAACTTAAGTCAATTTGAATTTGAATCGATTCACTTCTAATTATACTCTATTAATAAGAGTCGGTCAATCTTTTTGTTCGGTTATTAGTATAGAGTCACCATCGACTTCCATATTAACCTCTGTACCCTCAAACCACCCGAATTCACTAATCACCCATTCTGGTAATGCAACATAATACTCACCTGTTACTGAATCGACCTCTACAGTCGTAAAATTTTCTCCGGGATTTTTTTGCATATCGGGTATTTCCATTTTCGGTTTTGCTTTATATAGAAAAACATTGAGTTCTATAAAGAGGTCGCGAAAGCAAGACTTTATAGCTTACAGGGACCCATGGGTTTTATATACGGGGGGCACACGCGGCGGCGGGCGGCAACGGGCGGGGGCGGGGCACTGCCTACCACGCACCCACTGCCCCCGTCAACCCACCGTTACAATCAGTAATACAGACTGCGGATCACTTCATTAACCGCTAACCCATCGATCGCAGGATCGTCCCAGCGGCAACCGTCAGGGGTCTCAGTGCTGCCACAATCGTAGAGCATTGCTACCAGATCCTGATAGGTTCCACCGCTGCGGGCGGTTGCCTGCGCTTCGCTATAGAGTCCCTCATCGTTCTGAATCCAGAGGGTAACGTTCCAGGTCTCCCAGTTTGCCCAACCGTTGAAAGTGGAGTCGGTCATGAGTCTGTGTCGTTTGAACTGATGTAAGTATAGGGGGGATCAACCCCACAGAGACCAGTCGGGTGACAATTCTTCAACTGGACCCAGTTCGTCCACACTGTTGACAACGGTATCAGACCACAGGGACGCAGCGGTGAACATCTGTACTGCCTGCACTCTGCTATAGCAGTCCCAGGCGGCGGTGTGGGGTTTGCCGTCGCTGGTGGCGTGGATGACGTAGCGGTTCAGGGTTTGCATTGGTTTGGGTCGGTTGCCTGATAATTGTACCATGAAAAGGGGATCACCCCCAGAGGAATCGGGCGAACCGCTCACGCTTGCGCAGGGGCAGAGTGCGGCGGTAGCAGACTTGGCGCTTGCCCTGGCGGTACTCATAACGCTTCACCAGTCCCGCCGCTGCCATTTCCTTAAGGAGCAGCGCCATAGAGGTGCGGGCAGCGTTAGGCAGTCCCAGGGCGGTGTTGACCTCTGACGGTCCCAGACCCCACTGATAGGGGCGCTGTTTGCTGGCGGGTTCGTCCATAGGCAGGACCGACAGGATCGCCCACTGATAGGTGGCACCGAAGGACTGGCGGTTGGTGATAGAGGTGAACATTGGGGTTCCTTTGAACTGAAACCAATATAGGGTATGGGGAGGGGGGAACCGTGGCAGATCCCCTCATCAGTTACAAA